GGTGTTGAGGATCTCAACGGAGATACTAGAATCACAGCTGAATTGACAGAAGGCGCAAACGACGATATAATTAGATTTTATGTTAAAAATGATGTAGTTTTTAGTGTAGATACCAACGGATTTAATGCAAATCAAATTGAGATAGATAATATCCGCATAGACGGCAATGTGATAAATACTACGTCGGGAGATTTAGACTTAGTTTTATCACCCAACGGAACAGGCTCAGTTGTAATTGATAATTTTTCTATCAAGGACAACACTATAACACATACAGTACCTCAAGGCATAATGGAGTTCCAAAAAACTGGAGTTAATGCGTATTATAAATTCGACGGATCATACGGATTAGTTATACCAACAGGAACATCATTAAATAGACCAGCAACGCCTGAAATAGGCATGATACGTTTTAATACAGCTGATCTAAGAGTTGAAGTGTTTGATGGTAGTATATGGACTAGTGTAGCAGGTTTGAGCGGAGCGGTTAGTTCGATCGACGCAACAAACATTGCAATTGAAAATGTTTTATTTATGGGATAAGGAAATATAGATGGCAACCTTTTTTAGAAATGAAGTAGTAAAAAACGTAGGAACAACACCAGTAAAAGTTATTGAAACTAATGGTGCTACACGAGCAACAGTAATTGGATTAAGTTTTACCAATCTTACTGATAAGTTCGTGTATGTTAACGTTGAACTACAAAGCCAGGATAGCGCAAGAGGATTTTATTTAAAAGATTCTATTCTTCCTTCAGGCACAAGTTTACGTGCAGTATCATCCGGCGAAAAATTAATATTAGCAACTAGTAATGCAATGTATGTATCAGCAACACTTGACGATTCAGTAGACGTTATTATTAGTTACGTGGAGATTACATAATGTATTATATAGGAACAACACCAACAGACGTAGCAGCAGGATTTATCAAAAGATACTTTTACGGACTACGCAGAAACGAAGACGGAGAATTGTTTTTACAGCAATTAGACCAATTACGTCTCGGACAAGAAAATGTTGTTATTGTTAACGATCTTGGTATTGCATCAGAAAACTATCCGGACTTTGAAGAAGGTATTGACTTCCTTGATGGTATTGATATTGATCATGAACAATTATATCCAAACTTACGTTATCAACAGTTCAAGTGGGAAAATAGAAGTTTGTTGTATTACATTGAAGAAGACACAGGATTTTTTGTACAAAGAATTTCAGAAGCATATACTTACCCAGACAAAAACAGTTCTCCGGCTTACGGAGAAGGCAACGATGCACTTGTACTTACAGAATCAAGTAGCGAAAAGATAGGATACTAAGATGGCAGAGTTTAAGTTAGACAGATTTAAGTATACGTGGAAAGGTCAGTGGACACAAAGTATAGAATATTTAAAAGATGACATTATTTACAACGGCGGTAAAAGTTATGTATGTATTGTAAGTCATACAGCAAGTACAGAATTTGGAACAGATTTAGCTAGAATATTACCTGGTTCGAATCCACCAGCTCCGGCACCATATTGGATTGTAATGACCAGTAGTAAAACGTTTAGCGGCAATTATGAAATTGGTGTTGAATATGTACCAGGAGAAATAGTTTTATTTAACGGTAAATTACACTTATGTATTAAACCGCATACCTCTACTAACTTTGCAACACAGTTAACTAATTGGGAAGACTTTGGAGACGGTATAGACTTTGTAGGTAATTGGGTTGCTGGTACAGGATACGGCGAAGGAGCATTAGTAAAGTATAACGGTATTGTATATCGTTGTAAACTTGCACACGATGCAGGAGCAACACTTGAAGATAATATAAATGTTAATCCTAACTTTAATTGTTGGGATATTTTTCATCCAGGAAAAGAATGGCGTAATGCTTGGTTAACAAATACATTATACAGAGTAAATGATATAGTATCATATGGTGGTGCAATCTACGAATGTAATACTACACACACTTCTGCAGGTAATGCAATTGACAATACAAACTTTACAATTACATTTCCAGGTACAGGATTTAAAAACGAGTGGGATTCATTAGTTGTTTATTCAGTTGGTGATATTGTAAGATACGGTGGATTTTTATATAGTGCTATAAACAACAACCAAGACAGTCAGCCTAGTTTAGTAACAGTATTAGATGCACAAGGAAAAGTTGTATCACAGGATTTAAGTGGCGACTCAACTATTAACTGGAGAGTATTAGCTAAGAGTAACGACTTCGCAGGCGATTGGGTATTAGGTTCTGAGTATCAAGCAGGTGATATTGTACAACGTGGCGGATATTTATATGAAGCTGTAAGAGATGTAGGACTACAAGACGGCAAAGATAGTGCAAGCACAGACCTTGATCCAGAAGTATGGAGTTTACTTGCAAAGGGTCAAAAATGGCAAGCTAACTGGAAAACAAATACTTACTATTCAAGAGGTGATGTAGTTTATTATCTAGGAAGTGCTTATACTTGTAACTTTGAACACGCATCAGATTTTGAAAAAGCCCCAGGTGATTTTGCTGTAGGAATATACAACTACTGGGATTTAACTGTACAAGCAGGTCGGCCAGCTGCACTTACAACAAAGGGCGATCTATTAACATACGGCGCTTGGAGAAAAGAAAACTACGAAGATGATAGTACACTAGGCGATTCAAGAGTACCTATTGGTGAACCTAATCAAATATTAAGTGTAACAGCTGAACAAGAAGTATTTTGGCGTAATAGAGACTTTGAAAATCAAGTTGTATATGTTGGATTAAATGGTAAAGACCAGGAAACATATGGTAGAGAACCAGAATCTCCATTCCGTACAGTACGACATGCATGTGAATGGATTGAAGATAATTTTAATCCACTAGTACCAACTAAAGTTGCAGTATCAACAGGAAGATTTGAAGAAATTGGACCTATAAGTATTCCAGCAGGATGTGTTGTTATGGGCGACGAATTACGTGCAACTACGATAGCAGCTACAGGACCTATTCCAGAGTATCAAGGCGATACAACATTCCATAATAATATTATTTCACACTTCTTAGGTATATCACAAAAATTAGTTGTTAACCAAGAAATAGTTAGACAAAGTTCAAATCTTATTGAACAAAAAAGAAATTTACCAACTGGGTCAAACGATGCTTTTGTTTTTATGAGTGCAAGAAAATTAGATTACTTTAATAGAATTCAATTTGTATCTGCTAGTGGTGCAACAAATCCTGCAATGAGCGGTACAAATACAATTACTACTGATACAGGATTAACAAACGCAGCTGACATTATAGAACAAAACAAAGAATTTATTGTTCAAGATTGTTTTGGATATATTGCAACTGTATTCCCAAATTTTACAGGCGACTTGTTACGTATTAGAAATGACATACAAAGTTTCATACGTGCAATGATAAGAGATTTAAAATACCCAGGAACATATGGCACTATTAATGCTGCTAACAGATATGCAAGAGCTATTACAGGTTCAGGCACAACTGACATGTTCCTAGTAAGAGATACAACAGGCTTACGTCAAATGACTATTGAAGGACTAACTGGTGGATTGAATCCTCCAGGAGTTTACGACATTTATCAAAGACCAACAGGTGGCGCATGTGTTGCACTTGATCCAGGTTGGGGACCAGCAGATGAAAGAGTTTGGATTAGTAACAGATCACCATATATTCAAGGTGTAACAAACATTGGCGAACGTTGCTACGGTCAAAAAGTAGACGGTGCATTACACAACGGTGGTAATAAGTCAATGACATCAAATGACTTTACACAGGTTTTAAGTGATGGTATTGGCGCACACATATTAAACAATGCACGGGCTGAGCTTGTGTCAGTGTTTACATATTATTGTGCAGTTGGATATCTAGCAGAAGCTGGCGGAGTCATACGTGCTACAAACGGTAACAACTCATACGGAAGTTTTGGTGCTGTGTCAGACGGTAACGATCCTTTAGAAACTCCAGATGCAGGAACAGTAAACAACAGAGTAAACGAAGCTATTGTTGAAAGTGCATTTGCAGGCGGATCTGCAGATGAATTATTCTTATTCCAATATTCGCATACTGGCGAACAATATACAAATGCAACAGCAACTATTGTTGGTGCAGGTGATGACGCAACAGTAGAATATGTTGATTTTAGAGATGGCGGCGTTCATGAGCCAAGACTTATTAATACTAAAGGTTCAGGTACTGAAGGCGGAAGTGGATTTAAAGTTATAGCAAGTAGCGCACAAATTACAGTTGATGCATCAGATAGAATACGTTTGAATGCTAACGATCCAACACAATTTACATCAGACATTCAAGATATGCGTATTATTATTACTAGTGGTAGAGGTGCAGGACAATATGCACAGCTTAATGTATTTGATAGTGTAACTAGAGACGTAACAGTAACAAAAGAATCAGATGGCACAGCAGGATGGGATCATATTATTCCGGGTACGGACTTGGTGCCAGATTTTGACTCAACTACTAACTATAGAATTGAAGCAAGTATTATAGCAAGTCATCCAGGATTTGTTGCAAATAACGGCAATGTTCCAGCGGCAAGAAACTGGCGCGGAGCAACTTGGGGCTACCAAACTGTAGTATATACAAACATAACTGTAGGTATAGGAACAGGTGAAACATTTGATGACGAGGCTGTTGCAGCAAGATTTAATGTTGAACGTAAAGGACAAACATATAATCTTACAAAAGTTGGATCGGGTGCTGGATACGCTGTTGGTGACAAACTAACAATTTTAGGAACAGCAGTAGGCGGAACAACTCCGGCTAATGATATTGAAATCGAAGTGTTAACAGTGTCAGATGATAGTACAAATGCTATTGTTACATTTAGTTCTAAAGGTACAACAAGAGGTAAACGTGCAGTAGCTATATCAGATCCAAACTTTACAGCATATTCAGATGATGGAACAACTTGGACTGAAGGTAATTTACCTAACGTGGGTGATTGGAGAAAAATTGTTGCAGGTCAAGATGCATTTGTTGCATTAGAAAATAATGCTAGTAATATTGCATTTTCATATGATGGAGAAACTTGGATCCAAAGAGCGTTACCTGGAACAGACAATTGGGTTGATATAGCATACGGCAACGGAAGATTCCTTATAATAGCTGAAGGCAGTAATACTGTTGCAACTAGTACAGACGGACTAACTTGGACATCAGGAACTATACCTAATAGTGATGATTCAACTACAGCACAATGGCAAAAAGTTGAATACGGACAAGGAAAATTTGTTGTAGTATCAGGAAGTGATCAACAATCAGCTGTAACCACTAACGGTTCGGCTTGGACACTTTATTTAAACGCACTGCCTGCAGGTGAGTATGATTGGGCAGGATTTGCATACGGTGATAACAGATTTATTGGTGTAACGTTTAGCGGAAAAACTGTTTATTCATTAGACCAAGGCCAGACATTCAAATTAGGAACACAGATACCACAACTTGATGGTGCAGACATACAGATAAAAGATTTTATATACGGCCAAGGTGTGTTTATGGCAATTGGTGATAAATCAGTTATTGGAACAGGAGCACCTAGTCCAGAAGCTGACGAAACTGATCGATGTGCAACCACTGAAGACGGGATTATTTGGACAGAAAGAAATATGAATAATAATGCTAGATTATATTCGACTTTGTTATTCTGTAATCCAGGTTCAGTAGGAACATTTATTGCATTTGGTGACGGAGCAACATCAAACGCCCTAAGTGTAATAAACACTGGTAGACGTGCTAGATTTAAAGCTAACGTTTTCCAAGGAGCGTTTAGTAATATTTTAATGTGGGATCCGGGTAGCGGATATTCAGATCTAAATCCATGTAACTTAACTATTGTTGATACAACATTTGTTACAGCTTTAGAAGTTGATATGAGATATGGTAATGGCGTATTGTCTCAACCATCCTTTATCAACAGAGGTGCAGGATATAGAACAAGTAGTTCGACTATCACTATATCAGGTGATGGATATGCTGACATTATCCCAGAAACAAATGTAGTAGTTATTGATGGTGTAAATGTTGTACCGGGACCTGGCGTACAAATTAGATTTTCAACATTACTTGATTTAGCAACTGAAGACCCGGCAGACTTAGCACTTTACACAGGTGTAGGTATTACTGACTTAGGTGATGACGGTTCTGGTAATAATACTAGAAGTATAAAATTTACAATTACACCTAGATTACGTAACGAAAATAATATGCTACACGGCACAGCAGTAACATTAAGAAGTGGTTACAGTCAGTGTAGAATTACAGGACACGACTTTTTAGATATTGGTACAGGTAACTTTGAAGAAACAAACTATCCAACATTATATGCTGGCGGAGCATTTTTTACAAGTGCGCCAGAAAACGAAGTCGAAGAACTTAATGGTGGTAGAGTATTCTACGTAAGTACAGACCAAGATGGTAACTTTAGAGCAGGTGAACTGTTTAGTGTGCAACAGGCAACAGGTATTGTTACAATTAGTGCTGAGTTCTTTGATTTAGATGGTCTAAGTCAGTTATCATTAGGTGGTGTTAGACTTGGTGGTTCAGGAGCTGTAGTTAATGAATTTAGTACAGACGGCACATTTAGTGCAGACTCAAACAATATTATTCCAACACAAAAAGCAGTAGCAACATTCTTAGCTGATAGATTGTCAGTTGGTGGTTCAGACTTAGAAACAAACGGACTAGTTGCTGGTACAGTTAAGATAGGAACAGACACAAACGAGATATCTACAACTACTGACGGGTATCTTAATTTTCCAAGAGTTACTAGCTTTGACGGTAAGGATGCAAACAATAATTTAACAGCAATTCAGGGTACAATTATAAGTCAAATGTTATATTCAAGAGACTTTATCTCAGAAATCCAAGGTGGGTCAAGTTGATCATGAATAAGCTAAATACAATAGTGGAGCAGATAAATGGCAGAATTTAAGTTAGGTAGAATTAGATTTGTATGGAAAAGTACATGGATAACCGGTACTACATACTACAAAGATGACGTTGTAGAATACGGCGGCAAAATATATATTTGTGTTACAGGACACGTAGGATCAGCAAGCTTCTTTACTGACTTAGACATTGTTCCAAGCAAATGGAATATAATGGCCGATGGCCAAAAATGGTTAGGTGACTGGACACCGCAAACAGCATACATTAGAGAAAATATTGTACGCTATGGTGCTACGGTTTATATCTGTAAAACGGATCATACATCTGCTGTTGATTCAAGTACAGGTTTAGAACCAGATATTGCTAAGTGGGACGTATTTGCTACTGGATTAGAATATAAAGGTGACTGGGCAACAACATATGATTATAAAGCAAACGACTTAGTAAAATATGGCGGCGCAACATATGTGTGTAACACTTATCATATTAGTGCAGCAACTGATGCACTAGGACTAGAAGCTGACTTATCAAAATGGACAGTATTTAATCAAGGGTTTGATTGGAAAAATGACTGGGCACCTAGCATACGTTATAAATTAAACGATGTTGTAAAATTTGGTGCTAGTTTATGGATTGTAAACACTTATCATACATCACAGGCAACGTTTGCAGCAGACAGTTCAAAATGGACTAAGTTTGTTGAAGGCTTCCAATACGAAAATGAATGGAACGATGCAATTGGTTACCAACCAGGTGACGTTGTACAGTTTGGCGGAAATAGTTATATTGCTAAAGAAGACACACTAGGTCCTAAGCCAGGCGATAGTGGCGGAGTAATCACTGGCGCTGACAATGCGGCATCAGTTACAATTACAAGTAACTTGCACGAATTAAGCAACGGTAAACAGATTACAATTACTGGTGTAGTTGGTATGACTGATCTTAATAGCTACAACTATTGGGTAGGAGCAGTAACAACTAACACTTTTAAACTTTATACAGATAGAGCATTAACAACAGCAGTTAATTCAACTGCGTTTGGTGCATACGTATCAGGCGGTACTTGGGTAACAACAGCAACAGGAACTCCAGAATGGGACTTGTTTGCACGAGGTATGAAATTCCAAGGAGACTGGGAAGAAGATTCAACAAACAGATACTATTTACAAGGTGACACTGTACGCTTAGGCGGATACATGTATCGTTGTATATTAGGACACAGAACTCAAACTCCACCTAACACAACATACTGGGAAAAATTAAGTACTGGTTTTGATTGGAAAGGTAACTGGGTTGACGATGCAACTTATGTATTAGGTGACGTTGTACGATACGGTGATAACTCATACGTTTGTATTCAAGGACATATTTCAGAAGGCGACGACGGTTCATCTACTGACCCAGATGGCACTGGCGGCGTATCTGCAGCTAACTCAAGACCGGACCAAGACACAGGCGGAGTATACTGGAACGTTATAGCAATTGGTACTGAGCAATCAGTATTAACTACCAAAGGTGACATGGTTTACTATAGTGGTGCAACACCAGTTAGATTGCCAGTTGGACAAGATGGACAAATACTTACAGTAAATTCAAATGGCGTACCAAACTGGGAATTCTTAGGACAATCAGTAGATGTATACTACGTTGCAGAGCATGGCACTGATGCACCGGCTCCAATTTACGGAAAAAATATTGATAGACCATTTAAGAGTATTAGATATGCAGCACAGCAAGTTGAAAGAGGAACTAAAGCTAATGATGCAGCAAGATTATTAGAAATGAATAGACGCTTTATACAACGTGAAATTGTTGAGTGGACTGACTACCAAATTGCTAATAATACAAGTCCTTTTACAAGTTCATTTAAATATGATAGTAAAAAATGTGAAAGAGATATGGGCTATATTATAGATGCGTTTATATATGACGTAAGACATGGCGGAAACATAAAATCAAGAGAAGTTGCACTATCATATGTAACTGATCCAGGTCAATTTTATGCACTAGGACAAGAAGCAGAAACTGTAGCTAGTATTAACTACGGATTGACACTAATTGAAAAAGTACTACAACAAGCTGCACCAGCAGTTAACTATCAAACAACAAACGGTGATAACTCTACTAGAGTTGTACCACAATATTTTGAAACAGCACTCGGGGCACAGGATTCAGTTGTGTATGACGGAACAATAAGCGGAAGCAGTTCCGGAGGCACATACTCAGATGAAACACCAGAGGGCGGATATGCCGAGGGCGGAGGATACTAATGGCTACTAATTTTGCAACTATTTCCAGTTTAGGGAAAATAATTACAGACGCAATTACCGCAGGGGTTGCAACAAACATTCCAGCAAGAAGCATACGGAAAACATTGATCAAAGTTACTACTGGTCAATACAGAGAAGTACTTCCGATTATTATTCCAGCAGAGTGTTGTATAATGGGAGACGAACTTCGTTCTGTTAACGTACAACCAAGAAAGTCAACAAACTCAACATTGACTCCTAAGAGTGATTACAGATATACAAGTAAAGCCTTAGAAAGAATTGAGCAAGTTGTTGGTAACGTAGCATCGGGTCTTACAATGACTCCAACTACAGGAAATACTTTAACACAAACAACAGCATATCCTTACGCAGAAACACCTCAAGCATGGGAAGGCTTAACACGTCAAGTACGTGGTATACGTAGAAACATCGATGCACAATTAGGCGAAAAACTTTATGCACAATTTCCTAAGCCATGGGAAATGACAAACACAAATGCAGGACGTGGGCGTGACTTGTTTTTACAAAATAGAGAATTTATTAAAACAGAAACCACAGCATATATTACTGAAAACTATCCAAACTTAAAATACAGTCGTACAAAATGTAAACAAGATATTGGATTTATATTAGATGCTATTGCATATGACTTAACATATGGTGGTAACTGGCAATCAGTTGTTGCAGGTGAAGCATATTACACAGGCGCAGTACTAGAAATTGCAGCAAGTGAAAAAGCCGCTACTATTGCAGCTTACGGATTTATGAAACAGCTAGTACAAACTGTCCAGCGTAACATTACGGTAACACCTGTACTACAAACTGATGTAGCACAAATTGCAGGTGTTGGCGGAACAGCTAGTGAATCAACTACAATTGGTAACTTATTTGATGATATTACTGATACTATTAACAGTGGTGTAGGAACAGTTGCAGAAGTATATCCGAGTGTTGCAGGAGCAAATGCTTTAACTTTTGCTGATACAACAGCAATTGACGCAGCAAAAGATCAAGTTGGCGAATACACAATTGATTTTATTAGCAAAAACTTTGGTAGCTTCAAATACGATAGTGGTATTTGTAGACGTGACTTAGAAATACTTTCCGAAGGAGCTCAGAATGATACACTTACTGGATCAAACTATCTAGCTATTCAAGCAGGTAGAGCATACAGAAGAGAAACATCTGAATATCTACAAGGTGCACAAAAAAGTCAAACTGTAGGTGCAATTAGAAAATTCCGTGATCTACAATTAGCAGACTTAACTGACTCAACATATATAACAAGAACAACATCATTCTATAATGAAGTAGTAGATATTTTACAAAATAGCACCACAGCTGAAGATGCATTAACATTTCCAAGTTACAACTCAACAGCAAATGCTATTAATGCTAAAAACTTACTAGTAGCAAACAGACAGTTTATAATAGACGATGTAGTAAACTATGTTGAAAACACTTACAATAATCCTCCAGGATCATTTGTATATGACAGAGCACGTTGTGAAAGAGACGTAGCATTTATTATAGACGGATTATGTCATGATATTATGTATGGCGGCAATATTGCTCAAATACGTATTGCTAAATCATACTTTAACCTAAACGGCGCAAGTGTTATCCCAGGTGAAGCAACAGAAACTATAGCAGCTTACGGACATTTATCAAGTGTTGCACAAGATGTTATTACAGAAGTTTCAATTACAAAACAAACCGGTAATACACAAACACAAAGTACAAATGGTAGCCCAGCATCAGCAACTGAAGAAGGTTTAATTGTATCATTTATTACTGAAGTTACTAATGCTATTACAGCTGATAGTCCTGCAGGAATTAGTGCAATTACTGAAGTAACAAGTACTGAAGCTGGACAAACAGCTACTGATTATGCATTGTTTGATACAAATAGAGACGGGCATATCAAAACAACTCTACAGTTTGTAACTGATACATACAGCGACTTTAAATTTAATCATGCTAAGTGTACAAGAGACTTAGGATTAATTTTTGATGCAGCAAAATATGATGTATTACTTGGAACAAATATTGCAAGTATTATTACAGCATTCTCATATCGTAGAAAACCTGCAAGAACAAAAGTAATTGCAGATCAGAAAGATGCAACTATTGCAGCTAATATGTTTGCTATGAGAGAAATGCAGGCAGTATTATCAAGTGAACAGTGTGAAACAAGTGTACAACTTGAAGAAACATTTGAATGGGTTAACGACACTATTTGGACAGCAAGCTATGAAGGTGCAAATAAACAAGTTGTAGATCCAGAGATTTATAATGCACAATATCAATTAGAAACTAACAAAGAATGGATTGTACAAGAAGCACTAAATGAAGCAGATGAATGTTATAAAGCAGCTGTTTCAAAAGTTGAAGCAAATGGTACAGTTACAGTTGCAGATACAAGTTGGTTATTTCCAGGAATGGGGCTTAAACTAGTTAACTACGATGATAGTACAAACGCTGTAACAGAAGCCGGCGCCGATACAGATACAACATATTATGTAAAATCCATTGAAAGTGATACAACTTTTATTGCAAGTACTACGGTTAACGGAAGTGCGTTTGCATTTGATCCAACAGAAGCTGCATTCCAATATAACAAAGCCAAATGTCGTAGAGATACTGGTTATTTCTTAGATGCTGTAGGTTATGATATTACTTTAGGAACAAACTATAATGCCGTAACACAAGGTCTTGCTTATCAAAGAGCAAGTGCTAGTGTAGCAAACGGAGCACAATTAGCTCAAACAACAGCAGGTATTAACTTTACAAAAGCTAAAGTTGCAGAACTTTACAAAGTAAGAACAAGTACAACAGGCCTATCAAGATCAAATGCATTCTTTGCAGAAATTGTTGATGTTTTAAACAATGGCGTTGGAAATGCAGATGCAATTACATATCCAGCACCAGCAGGAGCAACAGCAAACACAACTAATGCTGTAGCACAACTAGGTGCTAACAGAGCATTTATGATTGCAGAAATTACAGCATGGATTGCTGTTAACTATCCTTCACTAAGTTACGATGTAGCAAAATGTGAAAGAGATGTTGGTTATGTAATTGACGCATTGCGTTATGACATTATGTACGGTGGTACAAGTGCAAGTCATCAAGCAGCAAGAAGTTATTTTGTTGATGGTGTATACCAAGGCGGTGCTGGCGAAGGTGCAGCAACAGCAGCGGCATACAACAGACTTTCAGTAGTAACTGACGAAGTTATTAGAGAAGTTTCTGTTACTAAATCATCAGGAAACGCAGCTAACCAAGATACATCAGGAACAGCAGCTAGTGCAACAGAAGGTACACTTTCTCAAACACTACTACAACTTGTTGAAGATGTAATTACAGACGGCGACTTAGACGGCTTACCAACAGCAACATATCCAGATGTAAACGGTGCAACAGCTGACTTAAAAGCAGCTCAAATACAAATTAAACGTAATGCAGATGATATTGTTATTAAAACTGTAAAATATATTGATAACACATATAGTGCAATGTTTGAAGTTAAAAGTTCATATGTTTATAACAGAACATTGTGTGCAAGAGATGTTAGAGAATATGTATACGGAATGAAATGGGACGCTGCATATTCACGTAACTGGGCTAAAAGATATAATGCTCCGTTGGTGTCATATGATACAAATGTATTAGCAGTTGACTACACAGGTTGGTACAGAGCAGCATTGGGTGCAAGATACTATGCAAATAGTGTGCTTGGATCACAAGAAGAAGATTTCTACTACTTACGTAATGGTACTGGACTAAGACTACAAACAATGGACGGACTACAAGGAGACATTGGACCAGCAAACGCTTACGGTACAAGTAGACCAACAGGCGGTGCGTATGCATCACTTGATCCAGGTTGGGGACCAAAAGATGAGCGTGTATGGATTACAGCACGTTCGCCATACGTACAAAACTGTACAACATTTGGTTATGCAGCTGTAGGACAAAAAATTGACGGCGCACTACATGATGGCGGTAACGACTCCATTGTTAGTAACGACTTTACACAAGTTATATCAGACGGTATTGGTGCATGGTTGCTTAATAACGGTAGAGCAGAACTTGTGTCAGTGTTTACATACTACGCACACATAGGTTACTTGTGTGAAACAGGCGGAAGAGCTCGTGCTACTAACGGTAACAACTCATACGGTACATACGGTTCAGTTGCAGAAGGCGTTGATCCAGATGAAATTCCAGTAACAGCAGTAGTTGATAACTCAACTCAGTATAACGCTACTATAAGTAATGTATTTACAGATACAGATGCTATACAACGTTTAGAATTCTCACATGCAGGTAATGATTACACTGAAGCAAATATTAACATATTTGGTGCAGGTGATGATGAATCATTATTAGTTGATGAATTTAGAGACGGTGCAATAAACAGAATCCAAATTGGTGAAACAATTGAAACACCTAGTAACGCTGGTGGTACAAACTATACTGTTGTATCAAACACAGCACAAGCAGGATCTTTAACAAATATAAACTTAGCAGCTACAGATGGTAGTATCTCAAGTGCATACGTTGGTATGGCAATTTACATCACAGGTGGTGCAGGTTCTGGTAACTATGGTTACATTACATCATACAACTCAGGAAGTAAATTAGCGGCAGTAAGTAATAGATACGGTGTAAGTGGATGGAGTCATGTTGTTCCAGGAACAACTATTGTTGCTCCAAACAGTTCTTCGACTTATCAAGTTGAACCAAGAATTACAATTCCAGCTCCAGCTAACGCTGTAGCAACTGTACAAACTATTGCAACTGACGATTTTAACAATATTGAATTTGTTGAAACATCAAACACATATACAGGAGTTGTTAGTGAATCAAACAGTGACGGTAGCGGAGCAACATTTGATGTTACACGTAACGGTTCAAAATACTATGTAACTATAAACAATACAGGTAAAGAATTTACTAGACTATCAACAGTAACTATTAAAGGTGGATTGCTTGGTGGTACAGATGTTGACAATGATATTGTTGTAACAATTACTACAGTTAATGCATCCGGTGCAATAGTTGACTTTGATTTTGCTGGTATTGGACGCAAAGGATACTTTATTGCACTAGCAGATGGTAACTTCTATACAAGTATAGACGGTACTACAGCAGCAAGTTGGACAGCAATTACTAAAACAGGTGATCACCAAAACCTAGCAAGTGCATTATTAAATGACGGTTCAAGTACAGCTAAACCTCATGCAGCAGTAGCAACTAGAGTAAGTTCAAATGTTGTTAGTGTAAGTGTTGATGATGCATTAGGTACATGGGCAGACAAGACACTTAGCAGTTTAACAGCAGGTACAGCAATGAATGTTGCAACAGGTTATATTGCACTAGGAACAAATAGATTTATTGTTACATCAAACAGTGATCAAGATGTTGCTTATTCAGATGATGGCGGAACAAACTGGTCAACATATTCAACAGCATTACCAGGAACTGGTTATGATTGTTTAACATATGGCAAAGGATTATTTGTTGCACTTGACTCAGGAAGTACTAACGCACAAACATCACCAACAGGTGAAACATGGACAGCTAGAACACTTCCTAACTCTAAAACATGGATTGACGTAGTATGGGGTAACGGTATATTTGTTGCACTAGCAAGCGATACAGGTGCTAACAATATGGCACACAGTATTGATGGTATAACATGGGTAGCAGCAAGCACACCAAGTGCAACAGCTACACCAAGTGGAATTGCATACGGACAAGGTGTATTTGTTATAACATATAGTGATGATGAAACAATTATAGGTGAATCATTCGACGGTGTTACTTGGACTGAAGTAACAGGCTTAACTGACATCGGTGAGAAAGTAGCATTTGGTAATCCACATACAATTGGCGCAACTGTTCCGATTGGTAGATTTGTAAGTGTTGACGATACATCTAACACAGCAAAAACAATTTACAGAGGTGCTCCTGCACTAGGTAGAGCAGGCGTTGCTAACCAGAAAATATTTGAAGTTAGAATGACTGAACCAGGATCAGGATATGAAGGTGCAGCACCTACTATTACAGTTACAGATCCAGGAAACATTGAAGATGTTGTACTAGTTCCAAAAATTAGAAATGGCGCATTGGCTAACCCAACATTTATTAACAGAGGTACTAGCTTTATTACAGCTAGTGCAGAAGTTGATGGTCCAACATCAAACGGTGGCGCAGACTTTACACAAAGTGGACAGTTTGTTGCAGTTAGAAGATTAAGTGCAACACCAGTAAACGGTTCAAACGTTGAGTTTGACAGCTTACCAGGACAGTTCTTTAAACTAGTTAACACAGTTTCACTAGTAGGACTTAACGATGGTTCTAAAACAGCGTTCTTACAATTATCACCAGACATGAGTATTACAGATGCTCCAGTAGATGGTAATGGAGTAACAATGCGTATTAGATTTAGTCAAGTACGTCTAACAGGACACGACTTCTTAGATATTGGTACAGGAGGATTTACAACTACTAATTATCCTGGCATACCAACTATAGCACCAGACCAAGCTAAAGAAACCAAAGACGACAATGGCGGAAGAGTGTTCTTTACAGCTACTGACCAAGATGGTAACTTTAGAGTTGGTGATTTGTTTAGTATTGAACAAGCAACTGGTGTTGCAACATTGAATGCTGAAGCGTTCAACATTGCAGGACTACAAGAATTATCACTAGGTGAAGTTACACTAGGTGGTAACTCTGCAAGTATTAGTGAGTTTAGTACAGACCCGTTCTTTACAGCTAATAGTGATACAGTAGTACCAACACAGAGAGCGGTGAAAGCATACATCGAAGCCCAAATTGGTGGAGGTGGAGCTACACTAAACGTTAACAGTGTAACAGCTGGAGACATATTTGTTAACACTAATCAAATTACAACAGTTAGTGGAGAGCAGATAAATATAAAAGCAAACGTAAACTTTACAGGTAGTGTACTTGGTTTACCAATGGCTTACAACTACTTTTTAAGATAAACGGAGAAAAAAGAAAATGGCAACAGGAATATTAGGAAGTGCAGATTTAGGAGCAGCGGCAAACACCACTGTGTATACTGTACCTGCGGATACATTTGCAGTAGTTACTGTTAATGTAACAAATAGAAATTCAGCATCAAGAGATGTTAGGGTGGCACTAGCGGCGTCAGGAACGCCAACTAATGCTGAATATATAGAATTCGATACCGAACTACTAGGAAATGGTAGTCTAGAGCGAGGCGGAATTGTATTAGATGCAACAAAAAATATTGTTGTTTATTCTAACAGTACTGACGTAAATGTTATAGTATATGGTATAGAAACAGCAACAGCATAAAGGAGCGGCTATGCGCAGAATTAACACAGGAACAGTTGGAAGACCACTATTAGCTAGACTAGTTAGTGTCGACAACAAATTATCAAGTCTTGTTCCAAATGAAAATATTACTATTGAACCAAACGGTTCGGGTGACGTTGTTATTCCAGCGACTCCGCAATTACTTGTACAAAATACAACAGCAGGTAGTAGTACATCAACCGGAGCACTAGTAGTATCAGGCGGAATAGGTGTTAATAATAATATCTACGCTGGCGGCAATATTAATGCATCAGGAACACTAACATCACAATATTTAACAGCATCAGCATCAACACACATGACAATACCAAGTGGTACAACAGCACAACGTCCCGGCTCTCCGTCCGAAGGCTTTGTACGTTTTAATACAGACTATGGTCATATGGAATGGTATACAGGTGCAGCGTGGACAGTAGGCGGATTTCAAAACATTGCTGTTACAGGTGGAAGAACAACATTAAGTTGGCAAACAAACTGGGTGCAAGGAAACCATACAGTTACACTACCAAGTTCACCAGCACAAGGTGATAGAGTTAGATTTTTCTTAGTAAGTGGATCAAACTTTACAGTAGCACGT